GTAGAAGAATCGGCCTTCGCCGCCAAACGGCGAATAACACCCCGTCGTGCCGACCGTCAGCGTCGTGGAGCCGTCGTAAACGATTGCGCCAGCCCAAGTGCCGGTAATGCTTGCCGCGATGTCCAGTACGTCAAGCGTCGCCGCGCCACCGCGCCAGAAGTACTGAAACGAGTGGCGGGCATTACGCGCTGTGTCCGGCACGATGCCGAACGACGGCATCCACATACCACCCGAGGCGTTGGCGGCAGGAGCCGCGCCGAAGTAGGTCGTAGACCACGCATCGTTGTTAATGGTGTTGGTGCCGTTGTTGACCGTCGCGCCCGAGTAGTTGTATGTGTAGACCGTGGTCGTCGCAGACGAACGCACCAAGATCAGGTTCGGGTTTTCGATGACGTACTTGGCCGAGGACGAGGGCTGCGTCGTCCAAGCGGTGCCGAGGGTGTAAACCGGCGACGGCCCTGCCGTGTGCGAGGCAATGATGCGCCGCTGGCCAACAGAACCCGGAGTCGTCGTGTCCTCGACAACACGAATCTGAAAGTTTCTGTATTCGTTTGCCGCTACCACGGCATCGCCTAGCGTGGCCTGACCCGTCAGGGTAGACGCACCAGAAGCCGTGGCCGTCAACGCCTTGAGCGAGGTGCCGCTGTCGTAGGTGTACGCGCCGAGAACAAGTCCCTCACCGGGTTTGTTCGTGTACGGGACGTAGAGTTCGTCCAACACGTTGATGGACGAGTCCGTGCCGATAGTCGCCGGAAGGTTGGTCGTCGAAAGGCCGGTGGAAAGCGTGTTGGTGCCGACTTCAAACGACCGCCAGATGTTCGCCGCCGTCGTACCGGCACCCAGCATATACACGCGGCCCGACAGAATCTCGTAGGTTGCGCCCGTAGCCGGAGTGAACGAAAACGCGGTATCCACTTGAATAGTCGGCGTCGTGCCAGAACTGTTTCCCGTAATCCACCGCTGCTCGGTCTTGCCCGCCGTCGTATCAACGATGCGGATGCGGAACCCAAGGTCACCGGAGCCGCCACGGTTGGCAAGCATATTGACGCCGACTGCCGTCGGGAGCGCCGTAGACAGCACCACCGAAGTCGTGGTCGCACCGGCTGCAATCGTTCCGACGAGCGCACGGGACGGGGCAAACGCTGTCGCTGCACCCGCGCCGAACGTACCCGCCAGAGCGGGCGACTGCACAAAGTTCCAACCCTTGGTGACGATGTTGTAGCGGTTCAGCACCGTACCTGACACGAGGTTGTAGACGAAAGGATTGCGCGTCGTGTTGTTGCGCATATCGACCGCCATGCACGATCCCGCCGCGTGGGCGTTGGGAGACGGGGCGACCTGCGCCCACATCAAACGATCAATGACCTTTTTGAACGTGTTTGCCATGTGCTACCTCAAGTAATGCGCGCACGTACGACTGACGACCATGCGGCAAGGTTCTGCCCAAGGACTTGTATGCGACCTTGCAGCGTGTCAATGGTGGAAAGGTTGGTGACCGTTGAGCAGGTCGTTACGGTCGTCACAGTCGTGACCGTGCCTACCGTCGTGACAGTCGGCAACGTGCCGGTGATACGCAGCGCCTGTAGCGACTTGTCGTAGCCTTGCGGGGCGTTCAAATAATTCAGAATGCGCATCAGCAGCAGTTCTGCATTTGCGTCGGTGACTTCCAGCGTCCCGACTGCGCCGATGTCTACCGGCAGCGGGTTGGATGAACTGACACCGACGAGGTTGCCGCCCGAGTTGAATCCGATGTAGTCGGCAGACCCCGGTACACCCGCGCCTGTGGCGCTTGCTGCGGCGTTACCAGCAGATGCGCTTGAAACTGTCCCAACCGGGGTGTACAGCGTCCAAGCAGGAATCGCGTAGGCGTTCGGCGTACCCGACCCCGTATCGCGGTAAACGAACAACTGCCCCGTGGAGTCTACGAATACGGTGTCCGACAGGCTCCCACCGCCGCCGCCACCACCGCCTGTAACAGGCAGGGCGTTCGCGGAACTCACGTCAACGGGGTTGCCGAAGGCGTCCTCGTAGGCAATGACGGCTCGTTCTGGTGCGCCTGTGTACTTCATGCGAGGAACTTCAACTTGTAAAGCGTGGAAAGATACAATCCCACCACTTCGTCAATGATGTTCTGTATCGCAGAATCTTTTTCTTCGCAGACCTTGTAGCGGTTGGCCTCAATCTCCGCGAGGGAGTCGGTCAGAAACTCAATGACGTTGCCGGTCTTTTTGGCAGACTGGAGCGAAATCGGCCCGATCAGCCCGTGACGGCCCTGATAGGCTTCGGCAAAGGAATCGGCCAAGTCCACGACACCGTCGTAGAACTCGTTGAGCGCCTTGTGTTTGGCGTAGGAACGGGTGTTGAGATGCACGGAATGGGTGACATCCCGCGCCAGGAACAGATGACCTACAAAGTCTGCCGCCTTCATTGCATTTCTCCACCCATCGGGGGCATTTCTACCCCCATGTCGGTTTCACGTGGAACCGGAACCATCTCGCCGCTTGACATCATACTTGCAAGTGTGCCCGCGACGATATCCTGAACTTGCTGTTCGTTCAGGCTCGGCTCCATCGTTTTGAGGCGGTCGGTCTCGGCCTTGAACGCCGCAATGCGCGCCATGGCCTCCTTGACCTCGACATCGCGCACTTCGATGGACTGCTTGAAGTTCTGGAGCATTTTGAACATCTGCTCCATCTCTGCCGCCATCGCTTGAATCTGCTGCTGCGCGGCTTGAAGGGCGGGCGAGTCGTCGCTGTCCTCCAAGAGTTTGGGGTCGATGGTCTTGGCGAGGCGTTCGGCAATCTCCTGCGCACCGGGCCAGTCCATGTTCTTGACGAACAGGTCTCCGGCCACAGCCCAGAGTTCCGGGTTAGCCTGAAGAATCTCGCCCATCGCCGCCATGGCTTCCTGCCGCTTGGTGTAGTACGACGGGCCGGTGGTGACGGCCACATCGTATTTACCCACGGACGGGTTGTAGATTTTCTCCAGCACGATGCCGTTTTCGTCCTGAATCTTGCGAACAGGCTCCGGCTGTGTGGGGTCGATCTTGACCGTTTTGGTCTTGCCGTCCATCCCGACGATACGCGCAATCCGTTGCGTGTCGTAAATCTTCGGGATCAGGTCAACGAGTTGACGCGTGACGTAGCGGATAGCGCGGCCATAGTTATCAACGAAGTGGTAAGTACCGGTATCGCCCTGCCGTTCACGCGCCAGGATAGCCCGTCCAGAGCGCTCGTTAGACGTGGCGCCGAGACTGGAATCGTATTGACCCGTTGTTGCCTTGATGTCGTCCGACGCGCCCAACTTGGCCTGAATAAGACCCGTCTGGGGGAGCGGCGGCTGTGCGCGCTGCGGGAGCGGGAGTACCCCGCCCTGCCCGTCGCTAACGTCGGGGTTGACCTCCAGATACGGCCAGTTGGTCGTATTGGCGGTTTTCCATTGGTGTTCGTAGCCCTCAAACTGACCGCCATAGCCGATAAACGGAGCTTTAGGGGCGAGGGCGAGCATTTCTGCTTCCTGCGACACCCAGTAGTTGTACATCCGCTGTGCGTCTTTGGCGTTGCGGACAAGGCCGGAAAGGAAAATCCGGCCTTCGATCTCAAACTCGTTACCGACGACGCGGACGACGGGAATCCACTTACCCGGCCAGTCGGCTTCTTCCAGCACTTCGTAGCCGTTGGTCTTGATCCACTTGATCTTGCGGACATCAACGTCGCGGGTGCGGACGGGCTTGAGGCCCATCATCTCCATCTGCTGCGCTTCGGGACTCCCCGCAAAGGCGGTGACGTTACCCGGATAGAGGTGCAGCTTGGCCTTTTCGTAGTGGGCGTAGAAGTATTCTGCCACGCGGACGGATTCTTCCTGAATCCATTGCGACATTTCGCCGTCGCCCGTCCCACGGGACTCAATGGACGAAATCGGCTCGGCGTCTGGAAAACTGCGCTCAAATTCGTCTTTGGGCATATCCTCGGTGATAAAACACCACTCGGCGTCAGCGCCGCAGGGGTCTTGGATATGCGGGTCTAGGTAGACCGAAAACGAGTTACGCACCCGGCAAATGCGGATGTCTTGGTCAAACGTGTCGTCGTCGCAGTATTCCGTGAGAATCCGGACGTAGCCTTCCCCAAAGGTGACCTGATTGTCACAGGCGGTGTCGTAGGCGACATCGGCGTCCGAGATGTACTCGATATGCCGCACCATGCCGTCGAAAATCTCGGCAACCTCTAGGTCTGCCTTGTCGTCAACGGGGATAACTTTACCGGCGGGGCGGTTCTGACGTTGGTCGTTGGTGACCTGCCGAACGTGCTGGGGAAGTTTGTTGATGGTCAGGCAGGGGCGGGCGTTCATCGTCTGCCCTTGGACTGCCCCACGGGTCGCCAGCACTTCCTGCGGCCATTGGAAACGGTTATCGGGCGATCCTGCCATGAACTTGAGGTCGTCAAGTTCGCTGTCGCGGGAGTCGCTGTAGGCGCTGATGGAGACCTCAAAACGCTTACGCATCGCGGCCAAGAGGTCAGCCGACTTGCGCTTGGATGGGGTATTGGCGACCACCCCCTTCATGCCGTTGTCCATTACTTGCGCTTGGCCTTACGCTGAACGGAATACGCAATCGCCACGGCTTGCTTTGTCGGCTTGCCGGATTTGACCTCGGCCTTGACGTTTTTGCGGAAAGCAGCCTTGGACGCGGACTTTACGAGGGGCATATCAGGCTCCCAACCATGAATTGTGAAGGCCGTTAGGGCCGTCGTAGACGCTCACACGGCGGTCTTTAACGCGGGCCTCCCGATGGGCCACCGGATAGGCGAAAGTACACGCCAGAGCGTCTGCGGCGTCTGGAGAGGCCAATCCGCGTGATTTCATGTCCTTTTTGCTTTCCAACTGAATCGACCCCGACGAATTGGGTTTCTGGTTAGGCCCGATCAGGTCTGATTTCAGTTGGCGGTCTTGCGGGATAGAAGCGGTTTGCAGCCACTCACGCATAGAACCCCAGAGTTCTGCGCGTTTATTCGCATACATCTGCGGGGTTTTTGACTTCCAACCGAAATTGACGCCCCGAACGACCTTATACCGTTGCTCTTTCAAGCGGTCAAGGATGCCGTATCCAAGGCCGCCTTCGTCTAAGACCACCAGCGTCGGTTGGAACTCTTCGATGGCGTCAATAACGCGACCCACAGTAGCCATTGTATCCTCGCCCTGATAGCGACGAATCGCCACCAAATCCCGACCTTGGCGAACCACGATAACCGTCGAGTCGGCTCCAGAGCGGGCGGGATCGACGCCGATGACTCGGGGAGCGGTTTCATCCTTGTATTTGGGGGTGGACATGGCGTGTTCGACCACGTGGGGCGAGATGAATTGATCGCCGTCATCTGTGGGGAAGTGTCCGTAGACTTCGACCTTGGCTTGGGTGGAGTCGGGGCCGTATTCGGCGATGATTTGTTCGTAGACCGCTTTGTCGGTGTCCTCGACTTCGCGGGCGTCGATGTTTTGCGTGAACCAGAACGCTCTTTTGGCATGGAAAGCCTCGAAAAAGTAGCCCGCATTGCGCCGGGGGTTGGAAAACGCGCACCAGAAGCGATTCGGGGTGTTTTCTGTAAAAAATCCCGAAGTAACCGACCAGATAGCGTCAGGAATACCTGATGCTTCGTCGAAAATGACCATCACGCCCGCCTGGTTGTGGACACCAGCGTAGGAATCGGGGTTTTCCTCACTCCAGAGGCGTCCTTCGACGGCCCAATAGCGGGTACCGACTTTCAGATCGCGTTCGACGAGTTCGGCAAGCCACTTGGCGGGCATCACGCGGGTGGCAGACACCTCAAACCAATGCGAATTCATCAAAAGGGCCAGCCACTTTGTGATTTCTGCCCATGTGACCGAGCGCAGCTGGGCTTCGGAGTTTGCCGAAACGATGGTCGTAGAGCCTATCCGGGTAGAAAGCATCCACAGGATGAGCCAAGAGACGAGAGCGGACTTACCGATACCGCGTCCCGAGGCTGTAGCCATGCGCAGGACTTCGTAGGCGGTCGTCTGCTTGTTTTTGGCAATGTGGGAGGCGATATGCCGCAGCACCCCACGCTGCCATTTCCTCGGCCCCTTGAAGTGTTCTAGCGGGGTTCCGACCTTTCCCCAAGGGAAAACCATCAACACAAAGGCTTCTGGGTCGTCCTTGATCTGGGGTGACCAGACCTTGGACATAAGCAACTGCTCATCGTCAGGGCTATAGATCGGCGTCTGCATATTCGGAATGACGTTCCAGTTTGGAGTTTGGCAAGGAGTGCGTTAATGCAATCGCATTGTCCCGAGAACCGTCGGTCAATGCAGCCCCCGCATCCGACAGTACTCTGCCCTCGATGACGCGAGACTCCGCTTCTTGCAGGGCAGCGATAATGCTGATCTGCGACTTGATATCGACCTGTACCTGCGTCTTGGCCACCCACCCGTGCAAATGGGTAAGGAGCGCGAGAGCAGCCTTGCTATCGCCTTCCAGAGCCGCTCCTCGCAGCACGGTAGCCGCTTCCACTTCGCTGTCTGCACGACCCTTAGCCTCCGCTGTGGCCGCAGCAGCGTCCAGTTGTGTCAATCGACGATACTCAATGGGCAAGAGGTCAGCGGCAAATGCCAACGCATCTCCCCTCAGCCCAAGTTTGGCAGCAGCGTAAATCTTCTCCAGCATCTCAGGCGACGCCTTCAACTCACGCGGTTCAAACGGAATGGATCGGAATG